AAGCGGCGGGAAGAGATGAGGCAGACCCGCAAGGAGAAATTTGATGCCTGTCTGTCTTCGGCGCGGGAGATATGTTGCATGATAACCGGCAAGCTGGAAGTACCCGATGTGATGTTGCGCAACACGGCTGAGTTGGTTTTTATTGCGTGGCATAGCCCTGACACCAGGTCGCGGTTCAAGGCGCTGGCGGAGGTAAACAGCATGTTGGGCTTAAAGGTTGACCGCTTGGAGATAAGCCGTGGCGATGATAAGCGTAGCGTGGAGGAAAAGACGCAGGCTTTGGCGGCAAGCCTGCAAAGGCTGGGGCTGGTGGGTCGAGTGGGGGCGGATAATGGCGGTTGATACGGCGATGCCCATGGACTTATTGGAGCAGTTGCGGAGTATTGACGGGGCCACGCTGGATGTGTTATCGCGGGAGGCGGATGCGCTGGAGGCGTTGCAGGAGCAAGCCGGGCAAATTGCCGCGTGGGGGCGTGTTAAGCGTCACTTTCCTTATTTTCTTTTCAAATATGTCATCACCTTTGATTCTCAGGATACAGTCAATCCCGAAAAACCTTTCCCGCGCATGAGATATTTAGGTGTTTTGTCGCGTCTGCTGCAATCCGAGACGAGGCTTTTGATTCCCAAATCACGTCAGATGATGGTGAGTTGGATTGTATGCGATTATTGCCTTTGGGTAGCCATGACGGGTCCCCATCGTGAGGTCTATATACAGAGCAAGAAGCAGGAAGATGCCGCCCAGATATTGAACCGTTGCAAGTTCAGTTATTGTCAATTGCCGCCGTGGATGCGCGCTTATGCCCCGGTGTCAAAACCGGCCATGGAGCAAGCTGATACTCACCTGAAATTCGATAGTGGCAGCACTATTTTTGCCATCCCTGAAGGGGACACGCACATAAGGAGCCGGGTGCCCACGTTGCTTTTTAGTGACGAGATGGCTTTTCAGCCGGAGGCGGAGACGGCATGGGGCGCAGCACAACCGGCCATGAAACGCGGGAGCCAGTTTGTGGGTGTGAGCACTGCCAACGGCAAGGAATTTTTCTGCTTGTCGATATTCGACAATAACGTGGGGCAGTTGACGAGCATAGGGGACGACAGGGAGGATTGACGCCGTGCCTATAGAACACGCCAATGGGACAGTAACAACTACGGCGGATACTGTTACCTGGACTAACGGGGTTGGGGCTGCTGACCGGCTGCACAACCTGGCCATGTCCATAGTGAATAGCGGAACTACCAACAATCTCCTTGTCAGCTTTGACAGTGGGACGACCCAGTTCACCCTTGAGCCAAAACGGAACCTTGACATAGATGGAAGCGTGCGGAATTTTCAGGTAAAATCCAATACCAGCACGACCACCTACGAAGCGCTCATGTATTACGACGCCTGGGAGTAAAACAAATGGCACGCAGAACATTTGGTTTGAGTCTTGGCGGGACACCCACCCCGCTGCTCCTTGGCGATGGGGTTGTAGGTGGGCCTGCCTATTCCTTTGCCACTGACCCCGATATAGGCCTCTACCGCATTGGGGCGGACATATTGGGTCTTGCCACTGGTGGCACAGAGAGGGTGCGTATATCCTCCTCTGGCATTAAACTGGGGACCACTTACACCCTGCCCTTGGTTGACGGCTCTGCTGACCAGGTTCTGCGGTCTAACGGCAGCGGGACGGTTTCTTGGGTTACCGTGAGCGGTGTAGCTGCCACTAACAAGATTGTAGATACTGACGCCGATACCTGGGTTCATACAGAATCAATAGCAGATGAGGATATTATCCGATTCAAGACTGCCACTGTAGAGAGGATGCAAATAGGCGCAACTGGCATCATTGTCATCAATGACACAGGTGCGGATGCTGACCTGCGTATTGAAGGCGATACCGACGCTAACCTATTTTTCTTGGATGCAAGCGCTGACAAAATTGGCATCGGGACGGCATCGCCGACCAATCAACTGCATCTCTATAAAGACAGTGCGTCCGTCAGTGCGATAGCTATGGTTGAGCAGGCTAACAGCGCCACGTATAGTGCCCTCGGTTTGAAATGGTTGACTAAAAGCTTCCTCTGGAACATGGGCAGCAATGACCTTACCCTGTCTCAGAGTTTGGGCGGAGCAAACCTCTTGAGGGTGAACGACGCATCTGGAGCTTCCCTTGACGCCGTGCTCACAATGGAGCAGGTAGACAGCAGCTATTACAGTGCGATAGGGCTTAGGTGGCTGACCACGCGGTGGTACTGGCAGATGGGCAGCGGCGATCTTCTTCTGGCGCAAAGCGTGGGCGGCGCAGAATTGCTGAGAATAAAAGATGCTACTGGCAACGTTGGCATTGGAATAGCGCCAACAGCAAAGCTGCACCTCAAGGCGGGCACAACTGCGGCTGCCACTGCTCCCCTGAAGTTCGCTGCAGGAACCAACATGACTACACCAGAGGCTGGTGCAATGGAGTTTGACGGCACAAATTTATTTATTACTCAAGGTGATGGCACGCGCAAAACCTTGGCCTTTGTATAGAGGGGTAGTTCAATGGAACGAAGCATTGCTCCTGTAAATCGCCCTGCTGTCGACACTGAGAGGGTTGGCTTCTCTTACCACCCTGGTTCGGAGCAGGTTTTGGTAGTCTTTCATCAGGGGTACAAGGATGGAGATGGCCGCTTTGTTTTGGTGGAACAGCAGGAAATAGTCATCGTGGGCGCTGATTATAAGGAATTGCTGGCTGCCAACGTGGCCGGCAAAAAGGAAGGGCGGTTCAGGAACGATGACGTGCTGGCCATGGCTGATAGAATAAAGGGGAGGTAATGCAAGTAGAGCTTAGTCCACACGAGGTGTTGATGTTGAAAGAACTCATGGAGTTAGCCTCTTACCCGGGCCGAGACGCCTTTAAGGTTGTGCGCGGGGCCATGGCCCTTTACGACAAGCTCGCCACACAGGCAGGAGAAGATGCAGGGACTACAGATTTGGCGGAACCCAGGCAATAAGTTCACCGTTGCACGGGTTCATTATACCGCGGACCCCGCAAGGGCCACTGAGGAATGGTATAAGGAGGCGCGGAAAGGGTGTCCCAGCGAAGAGCGCTGGCAGGCCGAGCAGGAGATAAATTTCTCCGCCTACCAATCGGGCAAATCAGTCTATACTAATTGGACTGACGGGATCCATGTGCGTGAAGTGCAGTTTATCGAAGGCATGCCCCTTTATTGCGGCATCGACTTTGGCCGCATCCATCCTGCACTCATGGTAACGCAATTGGATACCAACGATAACTGGAACGCGCTCTCCACCCTCATGGGCGATAACATACTTATACAAAAGTTTGCTCCAAAGATGCGTGAGCATATTGCGCAGAGCTATTACGGCGCTGAGGTTTTTTGGTTCTGCGACCCTGCCGGCAGCGCGAAAAGCGACAAGATGGAGAAGAGCAGCATACAAATTCTGCATGATAACGGCATCTACCCGCGTTACAGGAAAACGAACTTTTGGGATGGCATCAACATTATAGATAAAAAACTCACTTCACTTAATGCCGGGCGCGCTGAGCTGGCTGTCCATCCGAGGAATATCGCCCTTATAGAAGGGTTTCGCGGCGGGTACAGGAGCAAGGCTAAGGCTGACGGCGTTGCCCTGGAAGACAAACCGGCGCGGGATGGCTATTTTGAGCATGTCATGGATGCCTTACGCATGATAGCGGTGGGGCTATTCACCACACAGGGCGCTTCTCAGCACAAGCGCAAATGGCCGGAGCAACAAATTGGCACAAAATACCCTGTCAAGGCTGGCCTACATAGCCAAATTAGAGCAGTCGGTTACGGTGCATGATATGACCGGGGGCTTGTGGACATCGGGAGGCGACTTCACGGCTCTGGTGGATGAAGCGTTAGAAACCCTGAAAGGCATAGTGAAGGCGCGGCACGGCCTTAAATGTGTCCATATAAGCTTTACATATCAACAACCAAACTTGAACTTTATGCTCTATTTCTTGTGAAAGGCAATTTGTCCGTTTATTGAGGGTGCTTCAAATGGTTCTGGGCGACAATATGCCGGTTGAGATGGACGAAAAGGAAATAGTTAGCTTTGTCATGGGTTGTTTCCGCGAGGCCGAAGCCGCCTTGAAGCCTATACACAACTCATGGACAAACTACTGGAACCTTTATCGGCATCAGCAGGATTATAGCGAGAAGGAGGATTGGCAGACACAGGTCTTCTATCCAAAGACCTATGATGCTGTAAGACAGGCTACCAGCCTTATCCGGCGCGCATGGAAATCACAACGCCCGGCTTTTGCCTTCCAGAGTGTGGCAAAAAGCGGCGACAGGGTGGCGGACGTCATTACAAAGGTGATGGATTATTATTTAAACATGCGAGATGTTCATTTCGAGCGGAGTATTTTTGAGTCACTTGAGCCAGCTTTTGTAACAGGGTTCGGCGGGGTCAAGCTCTATTTTAAGACCACGCAACAGCGTCGCTTGGTTCCGCAGAAGACCCAAAACAGCCTGACCTTTGTCGCTCAAGACGTTCCCAAGAGCAACCTTGTTGTTGAGCCGGTATATCCGTGGGATATGTTCCCCGACCCACGGGGCAAGCTCTTTATAGTGCAACGAGTGAAAAAGTCCTTGCATGAATTGATGGACCAATCAGACCAATATATTAGGGGCAGCTTAGATGATGTCATGCGCCGCTTTGGAAGCAAAGATTTAGATGCCATCCAGCATTCAGCGCGCATGGGTTTTGCCGATGCCCGCACAAGCCAGCGGTCGGAAATAACGCTCTATGAATACTGGGGGGCCCTATTAGATAAGGACAAAAACCTTTATAAACGCAATCAGATTGTTACTGTGGCCGAAGGCGATATACTTTTGCGCCTCCAAGACAACCCTTTTCTGCATGGGCGCAATCCATTTGTTCTTTATTCACCCATGCCTGTTCCGTTCCGAGGCGACATTGGGCAAGGCATCGTCGAACCGGCTGAAACGTTGCAAAAGTTCATCAACGAAATCCTCAATATGCAAGGCGACGCGCTGAAATTTTCCTTGCTCAAAATGTTCCGCATAGACCCCAATATCCTATTCCCCGAAGATGTCGAGCGATTCTGGCCTGGGAAATACATACGTGGCGAACACCAGCAAATAGAAATGATGAACATGGGTAATGTGCCGCCGGAATCCTTCGCGGTCTTAGGCAACTATGAGCGGTTCTTTGATACTGCCACAGGCATAACCCCTTTTGTTACCGGCGGTGGAAACGTTAAGGGGCAACCCACAATGGGTGAAGTGCAGATGAAACTTAATCAATCCCTGGGGTTTTTTAGAGACGTGGGCGAGCATCTTGAAGCGAATTTTTTGGCCCCTGCGCTCAAAATGGCCTGGGAATTGATGTTACAATATATGGATTTCTTACAACCACCCATCGCAAGAGTGATGAAGAACGAAGGCATCGATCTCAGCGAGTTGAATGTTATGCAACGCGCTGAAATTATCTATGCTGACGCCGATGTGAACGCTTATGGTATATCGGCCTATTTCAAAAAAGAGAATGAAGCGCAGGTCATTGAGCGGTTTTTGAGACTGTTTGGCCGCTCGCCAGAGCTTATACAGGCGTCCGGCATCAATTTAGCCGAGCTGGTGCGTACCTACACCGATGCCATCCAGTTACCCAATAGGGATGTCATTGTCCCGCCTATGGACCCAAAAGTCTATGATATGGTGGAGCGCATGAAAGCCCTTAAAGCACGGCAGGGCGGCGCGGGAGCCCCTATGCAGAAACCGATGATGCCTGCAATAGGAGGCATGTAGTAAGATGCCAATGTTGCGGGCAGGCAAGAGCTCACAGTGGATTAAAAGGAATTTGGGGGACAAAAAATGAGTCTCAGAGGCTTGTTTGGCTCAACCGATGACGCGAGCAGCATTCTACATAAAGCCAGCATGGTTCAACAGACCCTTGAAACGCCCGGCTGGAAGGAGGTAATAGGACCATCGTTGCGACAGTTTAAGCACGCTCTTCAGGGCAAATGGCAACAGGCCGAGGACCCTAAACAAGAAACGGTCTATATGGCCAGGCTGTTTGCCATCGAGTGGCTTGAGATGTGGATAGAACGCTATGCGCAAGACGGCGTGACCGCCCGCAGATATTTAGCGGCTGTATCGGATAGAAACAAGGGGACGTAGAGGAACTAAATAAAAAATGGTTGAGACCCCGGCGCAAGCATCAGGCGACAACCCCCAACAGGGCAATCCCGCCCCCGAAGGGCAACCGCCTCAGAGCCGCATCAATTATGACAAGTTTGATATGGCTCGGTATGGCGGCCCATTAGGGCCTGAGACCCCTCCGGCGGCTCCCCAGGATGAACAGGCGGAACTTATCAATCTGGTGCCGGAAAAGTTCAGGCGTGGCTCTACCAAAGAGAGCCTTGAGGCGCTCATTAAATGGGGAAGTGAGGCCGAAAAAGCCTACTCTCGCGCGGCTAACGAAGTGAGTCAGCTCAGACAGCAACAACTCTTGTCGCCTCCGGCGCTACCGCAAGCGCCTGTTTATCGGCCGCCCGTGCAGCCACAGCCGCCCCAGAACCAGGGCGCAACTGTCAACCCGGAGCCAGTGAATCTACAAGAGCTTATCCTGGATGACCCTGGCCAATTTGTTAGGCTTATGGAAGAACGGGTTAGTGCAGCGGTGAATACCCGCCTGAACACCTATCATGCCCAAGCGGAGCAACGATCAAAGGTTGAGGCCGCCGTTAACCAGTTCTTTGCGCAGAACCCTGACATCTCTGACGAAACCGACCGCACTCTATTTGCCGTATTCAGTCAGCAGGTGCAAACAGAGAACCCCGAACTGCCGCTAAGGGGTGATATAAGCGGTATCCTTGACAGCGCCGCCAAGAAGCTCCGCGCCTACCAGGGCAACATGGTAGAGCGACGCAAAGCAGAGGCGCAACGCAGCGAGGCGTTAGTGAAATTGGGACATGTCGAAGGCGGCTCACCATCGCCAGGGGCTCCCCCAGGCCCACAAGACCCTAACAGAGGTCTCTCTGTTATAGACTACGTGAAAGCGCGGCAAGCCATTAGCGACGCCACACGGGGTCAATCTCGATACGAGGGGACGTAAAAAGGATAAGATAAATGGCTGAACAATTGTGGGGAACCAACAGTTTAGGTGGGTTCCTCGCGCAACCTTACCTTACCCGCGAGCTGCGGTATAGGTTCCAACCCATCGTAAAATTCCGTTGACGAGTTGGCGGAATTAAAAGGTTGCTGTAAGCTGGGATACCCTAAAGCTTTCATTACTACCAAGGTGAAAATATGAAAGATGAAACAATGGGCAATCAGCTGGAAACGTTGAGCGACACGGACAAAGGTTGGCTTGCAGGGATAATTGATGGAGAG